TCAGATCGCCAGAATATCATTCACGACCGCCGCGGCATCTTCTTTCTCGTCCATGATGTGGTTGTAGACATCCAGCACCATCTTTTCGGTGTCGCCCATCAGCTGTGCGATTTTTTTTATGCTGATGGCAGGCACCTGATAGCAGAGGTTTGTGCAGTAGTTGTGCCGGAAGATGTGGGCGGTCAGATCTGATATGACCGGGAACGCATCGGTGCCACCGGCGGCATGGTTCATTTTTCTCACGATTGACTGCCACATTTTGACATACGCTGAATGTGTCATGATGGATCCGTCACGACAGGTAAAAAGATAGGTGCCCGGCAGAGCAGACAAATACTCTTTTAAGTATGCGGCGGTGGTGTCCGGTACCGGTACGGTGCGGAAGCCATTGTTGCTTTTTGGCATGGGCTTTATTTCGGACGCGTTATTCGGGAAAATAAGCGCTTTTGTGATTGATACGGACATTTTCCCGTTCTCCGTCTTAAAATCGAATTTTGACAGTGCCAGCGCTTCTCCACGGCGTAATCCGCACGAATATATAATATAAACAAAAGCTTTTTCACGGGCGGTAAAGGACGCCTTTGAAATGGCAGCTTTTTCTACCTGTGTGAGCGGACGCTTTTCTTTTTTTACATAACATGGCAGATTGATGTCTGCACAGATCTTATCATACATCCCAACGCCGATATAATTATCGGCGACAGCCATCTTGAGGATCTGTTTAAAGGTGATCTCTATTTGCTGACAGGTGCGCGGCTTATCCAGTGCATTGTTGATTGCGAGCTGGAAGTGGCTGTTTCGGATGTCCGACAGGTGAACACCCTCCAAAAATGATAGATGCGTTTCTATTATATTATCATACATTTTTCGGGTATTCATCTCACGCGCTGCTTTTTTGGTCTTAAGCCAGCTCCGGGCGTATTCTAAAAAGGTAATATCTGTACTTTGAACATATTGACCATTTTCCACCTCGCTTTTGAGTTGGTTGACCTGCCGCTCCAGATCTGCGCTGGATTTGCGTGATACAAGCCGTTTCCGGTGCTTGCTTCCGTCGACGTTGTATGTTCCGTCCCAGATCTTGGTTTCATACTCTCCGCGAGAGTTTTTCGTGTACTTTGCTTTTGCCATATGTACCATCCTTTCTTCTAACCGCATGGAATTCCATACGGTTTTTGGGTATAAAAATAACAGCCAGCGTGGAACGTGTGTTCCGCTTGCACTCGGCTGCTCCGAATGATACAATATGCTTGTCTAGGGCGATTGTTCATCCAGAGCAATTGCATTGCCGCTCCACTTAATGGTGGGGCGGTTTTTAATTTAGGCTTTCCAAGAATTTCCACAATTTTGACAAATGCAGACAGTTTCATTTTTGAAGGTAGTTTTTTCGCTTCCCTTTGATTTTTTCCAAACAAGGTTGGACATACCTAAGGTACACATGGCTGTGAGACCTCTTGCGGCATTATTTACATGACCGCCAAGTCCGTTTCCGTGTTTTTTTGTTTTGCCTGTTGCCTGAATCAACTGCACATTCACATTTTCGCTACCACATTTTGGACATTTCATAATATCACTCCTTTGTATTATTTATAATAATTTATTTTACCACATATATAATATGATGTATAGAAAATTCGGAGCACGCATCCGCTCCTATTGTTGATTGGTGTTCGGTTCGCAGGGGCGGTTTTTTATTGGAAGTACATCGCTCTAACTTGATTTCCTTTTATAGATTATATCTCCAGCGGATCGAATATCATACAGATCGAGTCCGGTTTTATAATTTTTAAAAGAAATTTTTGATCTATATTTCCCGGCACCGTCTTGGAAGAAATAAGCTTTTTTAATAATTCCATTTTCGTCATAAATTATACGACCAATTTCTTCACTGTTGAATACAGGTGTGCTGTATTTGTCGAATTCCTTTGAAAAAGAGCGTTGAACGTATTCAATGCAGTAAATAAAATGAAACTCATTTTTATCTTGATCAAATTCTATGCGCGATAACGGAAAGCTTGAATTTGTATCAGACGAGATAAATTTGACATTATTTAGGTTTATTAGATATTTATCAGGTATATCATGTTGTTTTATAAGTTTATTTAATGGTAATACCAGATCTATATATTGCCGTTGTAATGATTGCGGAATAGAAAAAAATATTATTTCCAAAACACTTCGCACCTTGGAATGATCTTTATTTTGTAAAACGGTCGTTTGGACATATTTTGTAGCATTGTTGCATGCCGCTACAATCGGAATGTTACTGTCACGGAATATATTGTCACATGAAATATATAATTTCTCTTCTGTAATAAACTTTCGTGCTACATAGCCGCCAGGAGCCTTTTTATCTTCTTGAGGATCTATCAATGGAAGATTTTCGTATTTGCTCTTATCGGCTTTGGGCTTAAAAAAATTTAACAACCCCATAACGTTACCTTCTTTCCAACATATGTCTGTGAATAAAGTAGGAAGCTACAGTATAGGACACAATTCGCTCGATATTTCAAGCCGATGTGCCTTTGATTCTATATCATTCACGTCATTCTTGTTAAAGTCGTCTCCCAGTATATGGTTCAAGGCGTGGAGAAAAGATTCCCGCTGCTGAGCAGAATCAAGAGATGATTCTATAAATATTGTATAACTCCCGTCTTCATTTTCTACTACGGCTTCTTTGGTTCGCGTATCTGGAAACTGTATCAAGCGTACCTGGTAATCAATCGTCAATATTTCCTCGTTCCTTTCTTTTAAGTGCAAGTAGCATACTATGTACTGCCTGCAAGTCTTCTGGTTCAGCGTCACGTGCAGTATCAAATAGCATACGCAAGTCTTTGTTTTCAAAAATTTCCTGCGCCATTTTGGTTGTTTCGTCGTTTAGGTAATATTTTTCCCCACCTTCTTTTTCTTCGCCGGTCATCAAATAGTCTACAGATATATTGAAATAATCGGCAATTAGCTGGGCGTTTTTTCCACTAATTAAATTGCGTCTACTTTTCCAGTTTGACATCGTTGATTGCCCGATGCCAGTTGCCTTACATACATCCGCTGTAGTGACTCCAAATTTTTGTAATAACTGTTCAAACACCTCGTACATTTTGGACTCCTTTTTTGTATAAAAAGGCGAACTTCCAAAAAGTGAAGTTTATATATTGACTTCCAAAAAGTGAAGTGATAGTATAATACGTGCAAGGGACTTCACAAAATGGTAGCCGATGGCAATAAAAAACACGCTTTGGAAATTCACTTATGTTTTATGGTAAAAACATTGTATCACAAATGTGAAGTATATGCAACCGCAATATTAAGAAGGGAGTGATATTACTTGTATAGCAAATATGAAGAACTGCTGAAAAAAAGCGGCGAAACTTCATATCAGGTGTCAAAGGCAACAGGCGTAGGGCAGAATACACTGTCGAACTGGAAAACTGGAAGGAGTCAGCCCAAGATTGGTAAATTGCAGAAAATAGCAGACCATTTCGGTGTTCCGGTAACCTACTTCTTGGAAGATACCACATCATCTGTCCAATTATCTGGACAGCAAATAAGAAGGGAGAGTGAGAAGTGAAAAATTTTGAAGTATTACGGCAGATGCCGCAGGCATGTTTTGCAAACATGATTTTTCATGTAGTGAATAACGACTGTGAAACACTGGAAGATTTTGAGGATTTTCTGGACAGCGAAATCAAACCGGATCTGGAAGTGGAATTAAAAGAAGCACTGAAAAAGATCCAGCAGTCAGCACAGAGAACGCAGAAGAAAGGGGATCGGGAAGAATTGAAGAAAGAACAGGTAAATGCGCGTAGTGAAAAAACGCAGCGAGAAGAAATTAAGGAAAAGCTTACACAGACAATTAGTAGCGTGGCGAACAAAGTTATGGGAAACGAATATCCGCTAGAAATAGAAGCCGATGCAATATTGGCTCTTGCAATTTTAGCATCAACAAGAGCCAATATGATTTAATTTTCACCTAGATTATAAAGACAATCTGAAATTTCGTCATAAAATGAAGCAATATTTTGTGCGGTTGTTTTCATATTATCTTTATCTGTTGAAATTAAGCCTGTTTCTAAAGCTTTTAAGGTAATTTCCTTTGAAAGAGTGAAAATCGAATTTGGATCGATAATTTCCATGACAGAGCTCCTTTCATAATACTCGGACGCGGCAACGTCCTGTAAGGAGATTGTACCACAAGTGAAGAATAGAAGAAAGGGGATGAAAAAGAGTGAGTGAAGCAGAGCAGCTTGAGAAACTGTGTCAGCCGGTAGTGGACTGGTTGAAAAAGAATCATGATCCGCATACCGAGGTGCGCATATCCGCGGAGCATATTGAATTGGTGGAGAGTGTGATCGGGATTCCGGTAGAGAGGTAGGTGATTACATGAATTATCCAAAACCTGTAATGAGAGCAACAGAACTTGAAAGGATGGGCTTCCCGCGGGATTATCTGCTTTATGCCTACCGCAGAAAAGGACAGAGTTACGCATGGAAAGCGACTCCTAAAAAAAACAGTCCGATATTGTTTGACACGGTAGCATTTGAAAAGTGGCGACTTGGAACGACGGGAGCAGGGAGATGAGAATGTTGAAAAGGATAGGCAAGATCGTTACGGCGGTCGGCGTGGTCACGGCACTGCTTGCAGGATGCTGTCTGAATTCGCAGGATGTATACGGCTACCTTGCGGGAGCGTTGTGTATCATCGGTGGCTTCCTGGGCGGCGCGGGCTATGCGATTTACATGCTGGCGGAGCGGCGGCGCACCGAGGTTGTGATCGAGATGGACAAGCCGGATATTGTGTGGATCGAAATTGAGGGCAAAAAAATAGCACCCTGATAACTTTGGCGAGTACAGGTGCTATTTATCGTAGGAATACATAAGTATTTCTGCGTTCATTGTAACACGAAAAAGCAGTTTTTGAAAGTGTGATTTTATGATTTTCAGAGAATGTAAGTGCTGCGGTCATCCAATGGATCCGGGCGAGGGTCAGAACGGTATGTGTGATGACTGCGTTACCGGGGAGACGAAACGGCAGCACCGCGAGGAGAAGATGGAGCGGATGATCCGGGCAACGGAATGGACGCAGCTGGAAGTGGAGGATTTTTTGAATGAAAGCAAGGTTATGTAACAAGGACATGTGCAATCTCGTGGATGCGTTGCGGGAATTGCCGGAAACATTGGAAGGGGTCGGCATTGCGGGAATTGCCACTATTACCGTTACGGATGACGGGAGCATTAGCGGGGTGCTGGCTGTTTCGCCAGAGACAGCAGTGAGACTTAAGATCAGTGACAATGGCGACAAAGGAGAGTGGGAGTATATCGATGATTGAGATCGCGCCGGATGCGCCGGACTGGGATGAATACGAAGCGGAGCAGGAGCGGGCACGCCGGCATAGAAAGAAACTGGCAGCAATATACGACCGCGATGAGCGGTTTAGAGAAGAAAAGGAGATAGAAGATGCAGGAAATTAACTTATTAGTAGAGCAGAAAGACGGAAGTATCGAGACAAACTTTGAAGAGATCAAGGTAGCCCTTGCGGCAGGACTGGAGGAGTACAAGGGGATGGTGTTTACCGCAGAATCCCAGCCGGAAGCAAAAAGGACGGTGGCAAGCCTGCGTAAGCTGAAAAAGGCCATGAACGACAGGCGAATCGAGATCAAGAAAACTTTTATGGCGCCGTATACCAATTTTGAAGCGCAGGTCAAGGAACTGGACAAGCTGATCGATGAACCGATCGACTTTATCAGCGGGCAGATCGAGGAGTTTGAGCGTAGGCGCGTGGAAGCAAAGAAAGCGATGATCTGTGAAATCTATACCGGGATTATGGCGGAGCATGGAACCGTGATGGAGTATCTGCCGCTGGATCGCATCTATGACAGCAGATGGGAGAATTCCACGACTACGCAGAAAGCTATCACAGAAGCCATCACAGCACATGTGGAGCACGTAGAGAAAGATCTGGACACTATCCGGGCGATGGAATCGGAGTTTGAGGATAAAGGTCTGGCGAAGTATAAGGCAACGTTGGAACTGTCAGATGCCATTGCAACCATGAACCAGTACCAGAAGCAGAAGGAAGAAATTCTGCGGAGACAGGCAGAGGAAGAGCAGAGAAAGGCAGAAGAGGAGGCACGCAGGGCGGCAGAGACTGAACAGAAAGCAGATGTTCCAGTGCAGGAAGAAACGGTTGCGCCGGAGAAACCGACAGAAGAGAAATTTATTGAGCCGGAAATTCACACTGATGCGATTAGATATGAAGTGGTTGCCGACCCGTTCCAGATTGTACAGTTGGAATCGTTTATGAGAGAAAACGATATCGACTTTAAAAGAACCAGATAAGAGGGAGGAGAGAAAGAGATGGCAAAATTTAATATAGAGGTAGAGTTAGACTGGTTAAACGATGAAGAGTATACCATTGACGAGGAAATTAAAGAGCAGGTTATTCGTGGTGTCAAGGATGAACTTTTAGGAAAGTCTGTGGACGGTATCGTAAAGAAACTGGACGTAGAAATTGCCGAGAAATTAGAAGAGGCAGTGAAAATCATTGAGGAAAGAGTGGATGATTTTGTAGCGACCGTTACAGAAAGCCGGATTGAAAAGATTAAGATACCGGTAAAAAAATCTTCGTGGAGTGATGAGGTCAATTTTGTACCAATCAGTGAATTTGTAGGGCAGCGATATGAAGAATATCTCACAAGAAAGATTTATGACAGCGATTATTCTGTCGCAAGACACGATTCGGATAAAAAATATTCTATCTCTGAGAAATGTATCAGAGAGTACCTCAATAAAACATTATCTGCTCAGGTTAGTGAAATGGTCAAGAAAGCGCAGGCGGATGCTGAAAATACAGTCATTAAGACGTTGGAGCAGACGTTAAAGGACCAGCTTGCTGTTGACACTATTAACAGAATGAATATTCCGAAGTTATTGGAAAATTTACAAAAAAAAGCATTGGCATACAACGAGGAGGGTGACCGGAAATAATGGCGGAGACAGCAAAGAAAATGAACATTTACGAAGCCATTTCCAAGTGTATGGAAGAAATCGGGGCAGTTGGCAAGGATGCCGTGAATAAGCAACAGGGATTTAAGTACCGCGGTATCGATGCTGTTATGAATGCCATTAACCCGGCACTGGTAAAAAATCATGTGTTTATCGTTCCGGAAGTATTGGAACAGCAGAGACAGGAGCGAACCACAAATAAGGGTGCGGTTCTGATCTATTCCATCTGCCGGATAAAATATACGTTCTATGCAGAGGACGGCTCGTCTATTGAAGCAATCACAGTTGGCGAGGGCATGGACAGTGGAGACAAAGCAACCAACAAGGCAATGGCGATCGCATTTAAATATGCATGCTTTCAGGTGTTCTGTATCCCGACAGAAGAGATGAAAGACCCGGACGGCGAGACACCGGAACCAGTTGCGCCAGCACCGCAGTTTACACCGGCGACAGCAGAGCAGTTACATAAAATCAATGAATTTGTGGATGCCTATGCTGAAATGTGTGAGAACGCAAAGACAGTAGATATCATGAACCGACTTAAGAAAATGTACAATTTTTCCGGTACATCTGATATTTCTACGGAGCTGGCAAACAAGCTGATCGAACAGGTAGAGACCTGGTATAAGAAAAAGAAAGAAGCTGATGCCTGATGGAGACTACCGGAAAGCTAACTGGTGCAAGCTGGACATTTGATGGACAGGGCATCATCCTCACGTTTGAGGTTGATGCTTCGGCTGCCGGTCAAATTGAAAATTTACAGAATCAGGACAAGCTAAAAATAAAAGCTGTCAGATATACGCAGAAACGAAGTCTTGATGCAAATGCTTATTTTCATGTGTTGGTTGGAAAAATTGCTGACGTACTCACGATTTCAAAGGCAAAAGCTAAAAATGTTCTGATCTGTAAATATGGACAGCCCGAATATCTTCCAGATGGAAATATTTTCTACTATCAGTCAAACGCACCAGAAGAATATATGTGGGAACAGGAAACGATCCATGCAATGCCGGTTCGGTATGACGGAAAACTGACTGTATATAAAATCTATCGCGGGAGTCATACCTATGACATGAAAGAAATGTCGGTTCTGATTGACGGAACGGTAGCGGATGCAAAGGAACTTGGAATAGATACCATTACGCCAGCAGAACTACAGGAAATGAAAGAGCGGTGGGGAATATGAAGCGATTATGGAGCGTATTCACGGATGATATGGAACATTGCTATTTTACCGGCGTGGAGCCGGTTGAACGCCATCATATTTTCCCAGGTAATCCGAACCGGAAGAATAGCGAGAAGTATGGATTTGTCATACCGCTTCGCCCGGATTTACATCCGAATGGAACACAGGCAGGAGAGAATGCCGCTGAAATGGATCTGAAGCTTAAGAAGATGGCACAGGAATATTTTGAAAGCCATTACGGGAGCAGAGAAGAGTTCCGGCGGATATTCGGGCGGAGCTGGTTATAGGGTTGAAACACCCGCCTGCGGGCGAAAGAAACCGATCATGCGGAGACTTATTATATCACGAACTGTCGAAGCCATGATGATACCTCCGGGGTCGTCCCGGAGGGGAAAGGGGTATATGAAAACGATAAATGATATTCCCTATGGACATGCGCGCCCACTACTGCGGCCGACAAAATCGTATGAAGATAGGGCGCTTAGAAAGAATATAGAAGATGCTAATCGGAACGGGGATTGCATTATCAATGTGGGCGCTGGCTATTACCGCCCCATCCCAGGAGATCCGGTTGATGAAAAGGAATTAAATGAGTATTTGGCACAGGAATTGCACCGCGCGAGAGCGATACAGTCGAAGCGCCTTGCCATGAAGCTGGCGTTTGAGAGGAGGAGAGAAGTTGGAGTATTTACTGGTAGTCCCGGGGAGACTGGATAATTTGAACGACTTCATCCGTGCAGATAAATCCAGTAGATATAAAGGCGGAGAACTGAAAGCGAATAACGAAAGAATCGTATCTGCGTATATAGAGCAGTGTTTGCGTGGAGTTAAGATCCAGAAGCCGGTGTATATGGAATATGCATGGTTTGAAAAGAACAAGCGCCGGGACCTCGATAATATATCTTCGTTTGGGCGCAAAGTGATTCAGGATGCACTGGTCAACAAAGGAGTGCTGAAAAATGATGGATGGGAACATATTGTTGGGTTCAGCGATCGGTTTGACGTAGATACTCAAAACCCACGGATAGAGGTATTGATCCGGGAGGTGGGATGATTGGATGGCAACTACATAAAATTAAGCCGGGGGTTGCTGGAATGGGAATGGTACACGGATATCAATACCACCCGGCTGTTCATCCACATGCTGTTGAAAGCCAACTGGAAGGATGGAAATTTTAAAGGGACAACGGTTTCGCGTGGATCATTTGTCTCGTCCATCGGGAAGCTGGCGGGCGAAACTGGACTTACGGAGCGCGAAATTCGGACAGCAATTTCGCATTTGAAAAAGACAGGCGAAGTGACAAGCAAAACGACAAACAAATATACCGTATTTACAGTGGTTAAGTACGATTTATACCAGACGAGTGACAAGCAAAACGACAGCCAAGAGACAAGCAAGCGACATTCTAACGACATTCTAACGCCAACAATAGAAGAAAAGAAAGAAGGAAAGAAGGGAAGAAATACACCCCCTATATCCCCCGTGGAGCGGTTCGTGGAATTTGCTGCAGCCTACCCGAAAAAATGTACCGGCTACCTGTCAGAATCGGAATACTGCAATGCGGTGATGGCTGGCGTACCGGAGGATGATCTGATACGGGCGGCGCAGAATTATGCGGATGCTTGTCGGCGGGACAGAACGGCGGAGCGGTATATCAAGAAAGCGGAAAACTGGCTTCGTGAGAATGTATTTATGCAGTATCTAAAAGGAGCGGGCAATGGAGCAGATGGAACAAACGCTGGAGAAAATACTACAGCGCATGAAAAATCGATCAATGAGCGGCTCGGGGAACTTGGAGACACCGGAGAATTCGAGGGATTCTGATGTGTGTCCGTTGTGCAATGGCACCGAGTGGATCTTGACCGAAAAGGACGGTATCACAACGGCGGTGGAATGTAAGTGCCGGGAGCGGGCGGCGATGTCAAGGCGGTTGCGGTTTGCAGACATACCGGAAGCGTTCCGGGGGATGGATTTGAAAACCTTCCGCACGGATGTGTACCGACAGCCAGACAGCAAAAAGACGGTTACGGATGCCTGCCGGATCATAAAGGCTTACCTGGAAGATTTCGGAACTCAGAGGGAGCAGGGAATGGGGCTGTTTATCTGGTCCCGCACAAAGGGCAGCGGAAAAACACGGATCGCCGCAGGTATTGCGAATGAGCTTATGAAAAGCTATGCGGTTAAGTTTGCAGTATCACTGACCATCCTGCAGGAGATCAAGAATACATGGCGGCGGGATGCCGAATACAGTGAGAGTCGGTTACTGGATGCACTTAACACGGTGGATGTGCTGATTATCGATGATTTCGGCGTGGAATCCCCGGCGGCGTGGATCAACGACAAGATGTACCAGATCATCAACGAGCGGTACATCAACAAGAAAGTGACTATCTTTACGAGCAACGAATCATTGGACAGTCTGCGGTACGATGACCGGATCACGAACCGGATCAAGGAGCGGACATATCAGATTGCTTTTCCGGAGGAATCGGTTCGGGACCATATCGCGGAGCGGAATCAGGAAGAGATGATTGAAAAAGTTATGAGAGGACAGGGCAATGGAGAGAAGAAAAAGAACGAGCATGTATGACCCGTACCGAGAGGATATTGTGGCGGCACTCGAAGCGGGTAAGACGATCAGACAGATTTACGATGAGATCATATGCCCGGCGCTGAACGGCGGGTGCGAATACAGCGGCTTGGTGTATTACGTGAACAAAAACGGTCTCCGATACGTCACAGAAAATGACGGCTATGAGCCGGTACATATCTGCGCGGAGTGCGAACATTGCGGAAAAATCCAGCGGGAGCGGTTCGATCCCATGAGGTTTTGTAAGAAAGCGGAGCGGGAGATTTTGCCGGTGGTTAAGACGTCGCCGCGGTGGTGCCCGCTACGATCGAGGAATACAGGGGGCGAGGTAAATGCATAGAGACAGTAAGGAGCGCCGCAATCGCGCAGCAGAGATCAGCGAGCGGATGACACGCCCGAGCAAGCATGTGAGCGGCGACGCGCTTAAGAGTTTTCGAGAGGTGCCGTATCAGTTAAGGTACAGGAGGGAGCAGGGAAAATGATTGAATGTATGAGAACAAAAGCAAAAAAGCCAGAGTTCGGGAAATGGATACCGATAACGGAGAGACTGCCGGAAGATGATAAATACATCATGGTTTCATTTGATAATTTTACGCTGTCGGACATTGGCAGATATGAAGCTGATAAGGACGGAAACGGTGCATTTTATCCGGGAGACGATGATAAGGGCTATGCTTCATACGGCTTGTTTGTCAATGCTTGGATGCCACTGCCAGAGCCGTATAGGGAGAGTGAGGGAAAATAATGAGTTGCGAAAAAGAATGCAAACTTGGAAAAACATATTGCTGCATGGAGTGCCCGAGCTACGATATATGCCGGGAGAAGCGCAAGAACAGAAAATCGAGCTTTGAAAAAGCGGTGAAGTGGATTGCCGTTAGCATTGCGGTTATCGCCGGAATCAAGATGACGGGATCGGCGTGGTGCCTGTGGGCGTTTGCTTTGCCGATACTGGCAGATTAGGAGGGATAGCATGGAGAGATTAACAGAGCGGACAGCGGTTGGAATCTTGGTAAAAGAGAATTACGAGAAAGAAACATTAAAAACCTTGTATTCGTGCTATGGTGGAAAACCTAATCCACATTATACGAACTGCGAAGAAGGTTATTGCGCAATGGAGAAGTTAGCGGATTACGAGGATGCCGAGGAACAGGGATTGCTTCTGCGGTTACCAATCAGTGAAGATGCACCAGTGTATTCCACCGAGTATTGTTGCGGAAAAAACAAAAGTAATCGGTCTGGAATGTGTTTTAGAGGATTTTGCGAGAATTGCAGTGACAAGGCGTACTATATACGCGAAAGCGTAGCGAAACACTGTAGCATATGTGAAATTAATAGGTCGGTATTCCTTACCAGAGAGGAAGCCGAAGCCAAGCTGAAAGAAATGGAGGGCGCAAATGGAGAGTAGATATTTATATCGCGGCAAGCGGATTGACAACAGAGAATGGGTGGAAGGATTTTTGTTTATGGTAAATGATGTACCATACATCTTGCCACATCACAAAACAGGGCAGCCAATACACGCAGATAACTTGCTAAAACAGTTGTCGAAGTGCTGGAAGATACGATCTGCCAGTGCACCGGACTTAAGGATAAGAACGGCAAGCTGATTTGGGAGAATGACATTGCAAATTGCATGGATGCAGAATGCTGTGGCTACATTAGTTGGAATGAAAGCGAAGCAGGTTTTTACTTTGATGTATTGCTTGAAGATGGAAGATTTGAAGAGGAACATATTTACGATTATCAGGATTGTATGGAGGTTATCGGCAACAACTTTGACAACCCGGAACTGTTGGAGGTGTAGGAATGAGTAACAACACAAATATAGTAATATCACAGGCTTTAATGATGAGAATTAAAAATTATGCAGAAAGAGCATTGGATAGAAAAGATGTAACAGTTGATATAGCTATGGCTGAAATACGCTGTACGGTTGACGCTTATGACGAATATTTTCATACAGGCAGACTGCCAGTAAGAAAGGAGTAGCCATGACAGAGAATGAAGCAATCGAAAAAATCAAGTACCGGATGCATACGGCGGAGCATGTAGCCGGGGAATGCGGAATGGAAGATCTGGAAATGGCGATCAAGGCACTTGAAGAAATTCAGCAGTACCGCGCAATCGGAACAGTGGAAGAATTACAAAAAGCCGAAAAAGAAGAAAATATTCTAAAGTTTTATTATTGCGATAGTGAGGATAGCTATTTGATAGGGCTTAGAGTTGGCAACTTTTACTATGCGCACTATCTGGATGGAAGCTGGGTATTTGGTATGTCCAGATATCTACCTTGGGGTGAGCACGTTAAACAAGAATCCACTGCATGGAAAGAATATACATATCCAAGTGAACCGAGAGAAATCAATTTTTCCGAGTGGCTTAAAGGATTTGTTAAAAAGGAATGTGGCGGCACACCGGAAGAATGCAAAAAATCGGTGGCAGTTTCCAAAGCTATGATTGCTCGCAAAATTACACCTGAGAACATGGAAGAATACATGAAGTTTGAGGATGAATGTGTAAAGTGTGGATTTACGTTCAAAAGCCTGTTAGAAGCAAGAGAGAAGCAGATTCCATATAAGCCATCACGTAAAAAATTGGTTTGGGGTATTGGAAAATGCAAATGTGGTGTTGAATTTCTGGACAGAAAAACAGGCTTCTGCGGGAATTGTGGTCAGAGGTTAGATTGGAGTGACGAAGAATGAGGAAAGAACTTAAGCCATGCCCGTTCTGTGGCGGTGAAATGGAACCAGCGGTAATGTGCTATCAGCATCCATATGACCAAAACTATATGGATTGGCTTAAAGCGAATGGCATTCTTCCACCAATAATGACAGGATTTAATAGTGGTTATGTTGTTAGGTGCTATCACTGTGGGGCGGAAAGCGCAGAGAGAAGCACAAAGAAACTTGCGGCAGAAATGTGGAACAGGAGGGCAAACGATGGGAAGATTGATTGATGCGGATAAATTAAAAGCGGATTTAGAAAAAGCAATTTCAAAGAACGAAGATATGGATTGCTTAGACTTTTTACGCGTTGCTTCTTTTATTGATGCGCAGCCAACCGCCTACGACCCGGACAAACCAGATGATTGCGACGAGGATGGATGCGGAGACGGCGAACAGATCTACGATGATGGGAGAAGTCAGGGAAGATATGAAGCATTTGGCAAAGCAATCCAGATTGTGAAAGGCGGTGGAGCAGATGGCTAAAGCGATTTTGATTATGGATATGCCTGAACAGGTGTGCCAGAAATGCACATTGTGCTATGAGACAGAGAATGATGACGAATATCTGTGCTGTGCGACAGGGAAACTTGTACCAGACGGAGCAAAGCCGGACTGGTGCCCACTCCGGGAACTGCCAGAGAAATCAGATCATCCAGAGCATTGTGACAATGGAAGGTTCGATGCAGGGTGGAACGGATGCTTAGATGCCATAGAGGGAGGTGCACATGGGAAAGAGCAGAGCGAGTAAGCTGAACGGCTACCAGAGTGCGGTAAGCCGGCAGAGATTATTCCGGAATTAGAAAAATTGATATGAAAGGAGCCGGGACCTATCCGGATAAAAGGCGCGCCGGGTTCCTAAAAAGAAAATGAAAGATTTAGGCAATTATGAGTGTGATGGTCAGATTGAAATGACGGACTATTTAAAATCCCAGATAAAATGTGGAGCGGTAAAAGATCTGACTGCATGGATCAACAGCCAGGGGAAAGCACAGTACACGCAGATCGGCGAAGTGGTAAAAGATGCGTATGAAAGGCACAAGGATTCTGCTGAACTGGTAGATAGGATCACGAACGCTGTGTCGGTGTATGTGCTTACCCAGTCTGTGGGGTATATGGATTACTTGAGAAGCGAAAGCGGGGTGGTTTCAAATGATTAACGGAGAATTGCTGGTTGATAACTTTGCCGGCGGGGGCGGCGTTTCCACTGGGATAGAACTGGCAACTGGATACAGTGTTGACATTGCAATCAACCATGATCCGGAAGCCATCCGGATGCACAAGGCGAATCATCCGAATACCAAGCACTACTGTGAAAATGTGTGGGCGGTGGATCCGGTAAAGGCCTGCGGCGGTCATCCGGTGGCTCTTGCTTGGTTTAGCCCGGACTGCAAACATTTTAGCAAGGCAAAGGGTGGAAAACCAAAGGATAAAAACATTCGCGGTCTTGCGTGGGTTGCCTGCCGATGGGCGGGATTGGTGCGACCGAGAGTGATCATGTTGGAGAACGTGGAAGAATTTAAAACTTGGGGACCACTTGGGCGGCGGCACCATCCGATTAAGGCAAAGCAGGGGAAAACCTTTGAAAAATTCGTTCATCAGCTCACAGATTTAGGCTATGAGGTACAGTTCAAGGAATTGATCGCCGCCGATTACGGTGCGCCAACCATGCGGAAACGATTTTTTATGATTGCGCGGTGTGACGGCAAGCCGATAGTTTTTCCAGAGCCGACACACGCACCGGCAGACAGTGACGAGGTCAAGGCTGGGCTGCTGAAACCGTATGTGGGAGCATACACGCAGCTTGACTTTTCTCTTCCATGTCCGTCCATTTTTGATACGTCCGAGGAAATCAAAGAGAAATACGGGATCCGGGCGGTACGCCCACTGGCACCGAAGACGATGGAGAGAATAGCACGAGGACTGAAAAAGTTTGTACTCGATAATCCAGAACCGTTTATTGTTCCTATTGGGTACGGGGAGAGGAAAGGACAGGCACCTAGAGTTCACGACATCGAAAAGCCATTGCCGACTATTGTGGGGAGCGGAAAGCATTATCTGTGTGAGCCGTACATGGTGCAGATAGGGCAGACTGGATTCACAAAGGATCGGAGTAAAGATGTCAAAGAACCTTTGACAACTATCGTGAGCAAAAATGAACATTGTTTAATCAGTCCTACACTTATCCAGTACCATTCCGAAACGGCGCAGGGAGAAGTCCGGGGGCAGACAATCAAAGATCCGATTATGACCGTGGATGGTTCGAACCGATACGGATTGGTCACATCATTTTTGAGCAAGTTCTATAAATCGGGAATAGGTCAAGACGAGAGAGAGCCACTACATACAATCACAACATCAGCCGGACATTTTGGCGAGGTCAGAGCATTTCTGATTAAATATTATGGAGATGCAACCGGACAAGATATAGAGAAGCCCTTAGATACAGTGACAACAAAGGATAGGTTCGGGCTTGTGACCATTGAGGGTGTAGATTATCAGATTGTGGACATCGGCTTGCGAATGCTTGAGCCACGGGAACTATATGGATGTCAGGGATTCCCGGACGACTACATCATTGACCATGATTATACAGGGAAGACATACCCGAGAAGCGAGCAGGTGCGGCGATGCGGTAACGCAGTATGTCCACCAATCCCTGCGGCATTAGTCAGAGCGAATTTGCCAGAGTTATGCGTGGCAGAGCGGACACCAAATATGAAGATTAAAGCAGAGCAGACCGGACAGCTCCGGTTTGCATGAGATCAAACAGCTATAGTCTCCGCCAGCAGTAATGCGGCGGGGCGGAAAGAGAGGATAAATAGATGGAGAAATTTTTTACAATTAACAAAGACAGTGATTTTTATAAAGCATATGTACAGTATCAGAAAGATGTAAAAGCGAATGCGCAGGCATTTAAGAAATTTTCGGAGGAACACGGGATTGAGTCGACGCAATATATTCCAGACGATAAAGCGGTAATAATTATTCCAACTGAAAATGATTTGCAGAAATTTCAGGGGATGTTTACAAAAAATAAATTATATCACGAAAACGGTGTTAGACGTTTCAGAGCAAACTGTCAGATTACCAAGGATTGGCTTGAGATTGCGAAGACGGTACCAAAGCCGAAAAAACCGGATTACTTCTGCTACGGAATGAGATTTTGTGGGAAATATAGCACAAGGTGCTTTATGATCGGCGATGTTTTATATGGTTCGGCGGAGAATGTAGAAGTAAAGCTACTCGACTTTATGACAGAAATTAAAGCGAGCGAGTTTTATAAGGCAATCGAGGAAGAAGAGAGCAGAGAAAAGGAGCAGTTATGAAAAAGAAAATTTTAGCAGCAATTTTAACAGCAACACTCTTGATCGCCGGATGCGAGAGCGTGAACGTTAGCACAGAGCAAAACGAAAAGTTAATAATGGTGGAACGCGGCAGCGGATATGGAATTTGTGCTGACAAGGACACAGGCGTGATGTATTTATTCATTAAAAACGCCGGTGGCATTACGGTCATGCTCAATGCTGATGGTACGCCGAAGATTTGGAACAGGGAAGAATAAATTTGTAGTACATTGCAAATTGAATATTGGCGGTTGTAGTGGTATAATTTTTCTATCATAAAAGATCGGAGGAAATAAAATGCCAGATATTAAAAAACTAATTGAAGCAGCTGATAAACTTGGTTTGTATGATTCGCTGGGAGAACTGTATTCTACATTTTACACAGAGAGCTTGTTAGCTGAAGCAACTAATTTTGAATTTTTGAAAAGTTCGAAAGAGGAATTTGAGGAATTAAAGAAGAATATGGAATCATGGAAGAGAGATTATGGTATAGATGAAAATACTCCATTAAAAGATGTCCTGAAAATAATTCAATAAAGTAAGATGCCAACCGTCAATATTCGATGGTTGGTATTTTTACATAAAATGGGGAAATTTATTGATGAAATACAATGACATTTTAGTAAGATAATGCTATAATGTACCCATAAAACAGCGCCATAGAGCCGAATATATGAGACTATGATAAGTTTCGTGTATTCGGCTCTTTTTTATTTTGCAGAGAGGAAGTGAGAAGTTGGCAGCAAAGAAAAATCCATTGACAGATAAAGCACAGGAATTGTATAAGAGCGGCATGAAACTGGTAGACATTGCTGACCAGCTGAATTGCTCCGCGGCTACAATCCGTACATGGAAGAATCGCTATCGGTGGGATGATAACGAAAGTGAAACGTTTCAAAAAAAGAGTGAAACGAAACGCAACGTTTCAAAGAAGAAAGCTAGAAGTGAAACAGCCTTAGATGATGGCACGCGAGAGACATTGCAGAACGATGACCTTACACCGGAACAGCAGATGTTTTGCATTTATTACAGTAAGACATTCAATGCGGCGCAGAGTTACCAGAAAGCATATGGATGCACATACGAGTCAGCATTGCGTGCGGGACCTAGATTGTTGGGAAATGTTGTGGTAAAGGAAGAAATCGAGCGTCTAAAAGAAATCAAGCGCCAGCAGATCATAGCCACGGAGGAAGATTTTGTGGAGATTCAGATGCGAATAGCCTTTGCGGATATTGGCGATTATCTGTCGTTTGGCAGGGAAAAGGTAGATGTTATGGGCGCCTTTGGACCAGTAAAGGATTCTGAGACGGGGGAGACACTGAAAAAAGAAGTCAATTCTGTCAAGCTGAATGAATCGTACAAAGTAGACACCCAAATTATACAAGAAGTAAAGCAGGGGAAAGACGGTGTGTCTCTTAAGCTGGCAGATAAGCAAAAGGCGTATGACTGGCTGACAAAATACTTCCTCATGCACCCAGATGATAAATATAAGGCTGAATTTGATAAAAAGCGCGCAGAGGTCAAGGATGACTCGGCAGAGCAGATCCTTGAAAATATGCAAACCATTACGGATATTCTGCGGCACCCGGTCGCAAACCGGAGTATAGATGATTTTGAGGAGGTGCAGGATCATGAATAAACCGGCACCACTCAGTCAGAGACAGTATGAATATTTCCTGCGGTGTTTTGACAGCTGGCTCAACGTGGCGGAGGGCGGTAAACGAGGGGGAAAGAACGTACTTGCAACACTGATCTTCTGTTCGCTTCTGGAAACACATAAGAACAAAATTCATCTGGTGGCTGGTGTATCGAATGCCACTGCAAAGCTGAATATCCTGGACTGCGATGGATACGGACTGCTGAATTACTTTGAGGGAAGATGCCGCGAGGGAAAGTATAAGGATCGTGACTGCGTGTATGTGCAGACCAAGACGGGCGAAAAGGTGATCCTGGTATCCGGCGGCGGTAAGGATGGAGATGAGAAGCTGATAAAGGGTAATACCTACGGGATGGCGTATGTGACCGAAGCAAACGAATGTCATCCAAAGTTCCTGAAAGAAGTATTTGACCGTACACTCTCCAGTTCCGACCGTAAGATATTTCACGACCTCAACCCGAAAGAGGAAGAACACTGGTATTACACGGAGATCCTCAAGTTCCACGAGGAACGGCAGGAAAAGAATCCTGATTATGGGTATAACTACGGACATTTCACTTTGGCAGATAACATGAGCATGACAGACGAGCAGATCCGGAAAGTGTTAAACACCTATCAGAAAGGTACAGTGTGGTACAGGCGAGATATTAAAGGCGAACGCGCTGTTGCAGAGGGAATTATCTTCCGGAAGTTTGCGGAGAACAACGAACCATATTTGTATGATGAGGATACGGATCCTTTGTTTGCCAGGGACATAAAAGGGAAATTGATACACAGACCATCCAAAATCACAATGGGCGTTGACTTTGGTGGAAACGGATCAATGACAACCTTTGTGCTGAAGCTTTACTTCCACGGATATCATGATCTGAGGACAGCTGAGGAAGCAAACCTGGAACTGTCACCGGACATTGACGCAGAGGCGATATGCAGTAAGTTCATAAAGTTTTATAAATACTGCATGGAAAAATATGGTTTTATTGACTGGGTATTCCCGGACAGTGCCAGCACCACGATGATAAACAGTCTGCGGAGTGCTGCGAGAAAAGAAGGACTGCCATACCGACATATTAAAGGATGTCGGAAGAATGAAGTATCAGACAGACCAAGGACATACGATATGCTGATGAATACCGGCAGATGGAAGGTAAATCGGAAATGCACGAAGCTTCGGAATGCAATCGGGAAGATGAAATGGGATCCGGATCACCCAGACAGACCGGAGGATAAGAATATCGGAAACTGTAACGACTGGTGGGACGCGGAAAATTATACAATTTTGGATTTTATTGAATGCGTTGACCTGGATAGATAGGAGTGTGGATTATGGAAAATTTTGTGGAAACATATTTAAAGGGAAAGGGCTACAATGTGAACAGCAAAGCGCAGGCAGTGATTAAGGAATGTGATAATTGGTACGCAAATCGTGTGATTGAAGATTTCCACGAGCGTACCACGGTGCACGGTACTCCGTATCAGCTGAACCGGATGGGATTTGCAAAAAGATGTTGCGCGGACGACGCAAATTTATGTGAGATAGCAGAGGTAAACGGAGGGAACAACGAAGAGCAGCATGAGTATCTGGTGGATATTCTGGCACAGAATCGCTTTCTCCCTATGTTCCGTAAGCAGATTGAGAGTGTATCCGCCAAAGGAACGGCGGCTTGCTATGTGCGGTTGGACAATGCGGATATTATGTCCGACAATACGGTGCGCGGTGGAAACATCCGGCTGAATTATGTGTCTGCGGAAAATTTTATTCCACTCACAGTTGAGAATGATGAGGTGACGGAAGCTGCGGTTGCGGGAACAGGACTGGTCGGCGGAAAAGTGAGGACGACAGTTGTTGACTTTGTGAAGGACGAGCACGGCAACTATGTTTCGGAAACGAATGTTTTTGACGAATATGGCACGCCGCTTCCGGATATGACCACGGTGGTGCAGCTTGGCAGTGTAAAGCCGTTCGCTGTCCTGCGGAATGCCGAGGTTAATAATATCGATCACATGATGGGATATGGATATCCGAAGGTCTATGGGGCAATCGGAATCCTTAAAGCTGTGGATCTGTGCTTTAATGTGCTGTTCGGGGATTTGGACAAGGCAGATAAGCTGGTACTGGTCAACGAACTGTTGTGCAAATTTGACGAGGCCGGGAATCCCATCACTCCTAATGAGCAGGTTAAGAAAACGTTTGTTCTGCTGGGAGGTGAAAAACTTCCAGACCAGAAAGAACTGGTACAGGAGATCAATCCGGAAATCAGAGTGGATTCCATCACAAAGTCCTTTGAGCTGTGTCTGTCTCTGCTTTCGTCCATGTTCGGTTATGGGACGAAGAAATACAGCTTTGAAAATGGGCAGATTAAGACCGCAACGGAGTACGCCGGGGAGCGGCAGGATGCCATGCAGGAGTTAAACAAACAGCGCACCGAAGCGGAGAACTATGTCAGGGATATTTGCAAGGCAGTGCTGTGGTTCTCCAATACGTTCCAGGGGACAAATTGGGACTTGGATGAGGAGATCACGGTGGATTTTGATGATTCGTATGTAACCGACCGCCAGAGCGAACTTGAGAGCAAGCGTGCGGATGCATTGTCATTCCGGGAGATCCCGATGCTGACCATCTGGTATCTGATGGACCGCTATCAGCTTTCAGAGAAAGAAGCTACGAAATATTACCAGGAGGGACAGGCAGATCCGGACACAGATGATGAAACGGAGGATTAAGGCATGGCATTGACAGACGAACAGCTGGAATTGCTCGGGAACAGGCTTGTACCACTATATCAAGAACTGGAGCAGGATGTGATCGCGGATATTGCACGCCGGGTGAAAAAGACCGGGCGGTATACAGAGACAGCCGAGCTGATGGCAAGGGCATTGATGGAACAGGGGTATTCTCCGGCGAGAATTCAGCGTGAGGTTATGAAAGTCCTGCGTGCTGACAAAGAGTATCAGATGGCAGTGGCAGAGCATACCAAAGAGTATAAACAGTATGTGGCAAGCGAGATCTCCAGAGTGGTGGCGGAAGCTAAGGAGCGAGGGAATGACATTGTGGCGGATGCCGGAAATATGGCTTTTAATGCGGATCTGTCTATGTGGGAGCAGGCGGGAAAAAGTCTGTCCCAGCCATCCGGGTTCCATCAGCTTGTAGATGCAATGGCATTACAAACGAACGGCGAACTCAAAAATCTAACGAAATCTCTCGGCTTTAAGAATATTGGATTTACGGCGCTTGAAAATGTTTATCAGCATCAGCTTGACCTTGGGCTGATAAAGCTGACCAGTGGGGCGTATAGCTGGCAGCGGGTAGTGGATGACTGTGTGCGGGAACTGGCACAGAGCGGACTGCGGACGATCGACTATAAGAGTGGCAGGAGCATGCAACTTGATACTGCGGTCAGGAATTGTATCCGCACAGCATCCGGTCAGCTTGCCGGGAAAGTAACCATGCTGAATATGGACTCGACGGGAGAAAGCCTTGTGGAAGTGTCGCAACACTGGGGTGCGCGGTCGGACGGGTCCTGCGGTCACAGCGATCATGCTTACTGGCAGGGCAAAGTATACACTACAGATCGGAGCGGTCACAGGGCGGAATCAAGGCGGCTTGGGTATCCTATCCGCAATCTGGAGGACGCTACCGGATATCCGTCTGATCCGCTTGGACTGTGTGGGTATAACTGCCGTCACAGCTTCTATGTATTTTTCGAGGGGATATCAGAACCGAACCAATGGAATCCGGAGCCTGCGCCTGTCACGGTAAATGGCAGAGATTATGACTATTACCACGCAACACAACGGCAGCGGCAGATGGAACGTCAGATTAGAGCAACCAAGAGGGAGATTGAAGCACAGAAAGCGCTTGGCGGAGACACAAAGGAGCTGCAAAGCAAGCTTCGGAAGCAGACGGCGGACTATAAGCGATTCAGTGCAGAAGTGGGGATCAGACCGAAAATGGAACGGCTCAGAGTACAGACGGGGAGCAGTGACCTAAGCAAGACAAAAACCATGAAATGGATTTCAGATCAGTACAGTGGTTATACTGCAACGATTCCAAAAAGTTGGAATAAAACAGTAAAAGATGCTGATGCTGCATTAAAAGGTGCGAACCCTAAATATGTAAAAATCCCGAGGTTATATGATAAAAATGAGGTGTTGTATCATACGAATTGTGTTAATTCGACAATCGCGTATGAAATGAGATGCCGGGGATATAATGTAATTGCAGGAAAGGCAAATTCTAAGTTGAGAAATGATCCGTTGATTGCATGGGAAAATGTTGAAAAAATAGAGGTTAAGGATGACATTGTTGCAGAAGTTACAGAAAAAATGAAAGAGTGGGGAGAAAACGCCAGAATATGTGTTTGTGAAAAAGACAGGGAGACGGGTGATGGGCATGCTTTTTCAGCATATTTCAAAGATCAGAAAGTGGAATTTGTTGACCCTCAAACAGGTATGATGTACAATATAAATGGGTTGGATATTAAGAATAAAGAAGTGATATATTTTAGAACGGATAATGCCATCATTTCAAGCCGTGGAGTAAACGCATGTGAAAAGGAGTGATTTTATGGTTGATTTAGAAAAAGCATATAAAATTGCAAATGGTTTTTTCCTGGATAATGATTACGTTGGCGTTCATGAAATAAGAGAAAACGCAGATAGTTGGTTATTTGTTCCGCAATGCAAGTCTGCTTGTTATGGGGTTGCTAATGTGTGCATCCCCAAAAATGGAGACGAACCGTATGTGTTTAGCACTGTAGAACCAGATGGAGCGGCTGCATGGAATAGCGCAAAAGCTGTTTCCTGTAGAAATATTTTGACTAAATAGAACGTGTGTGCTATACTATACGGTGGGGTGAGAAAGTGAAGCACACCTATTCGTGGCAGAGTTGCCCGATATGTGGGAATCCCAAAGCTTACAGAGTGCGGGATGACACAAAAGCAGAGCGTTTCCCGGTGTACTGTAAGCGGTGCAAACAGGAAAGCTTAATAACAATAGCGCCTAAGAGCCGAATAATGAGTTTCTAAGAGATTAGAGATTCGTTGTCCGGCTCTTTTTTGCGTTTACAATCTTTATCGCAGAAAATGCGATTCACAAATCATTTTAGGAGGACGCATGAAGAACATTTTTGAAATCATGAAGGAATATGGCTTGGAAGTTCCGGCTGACAAACAGAAAGACTTTGAAAAAGCCGTTCTGGAAAACTATAAGACTGTGACCGACTACAACAACCAGACTGAAAAGCTGGCTGCCGCCAATGAGAAAATCAAGGCGAGTGACGTAGCTACCGAAGAGCTGAAGAAAAAGTTGGAAGACTTTGGAGATGCGGATGTGTCTGCATTGAAGCAGCAGATCACAGATCTGGAGGAGGAAAAGAAAAAGATCGAGACGGATTACCAGGGAAAACTGGCGGATCGTGATTTTTCCGATTCTCTTAGGGAAGGTATTACGGCGGCGAAAGGCAGAAATGTGAAAGCGATCACGGCATTGCTGGACGTGGACACGCTGAAAAAGTCAAAAAACCAGAAAGAGGATATCGCGGCGGCACTGAAAGAATTGTCAGAAGCCGCGGACAGCAAGATGCTTTTTGGTGAGGCAGAGCCGCAGGTGCAGAAGCAGGGGAACATTATCGGAGCCGTATCTGGTGGCGGGGTAGATGCCGCGGACGCAAGAATGCGTGCGGTTATGGGACTTCCGCCAACGCCGAACACAGAGCAGAAATAAGGAGGAAAGACAATGCCGAACACAATTGCTTTAGCAAAAAATTACATTAACAACCTCGATGAGGTGTACCGCCTGGCATCGGTAACATCGGATCTGACGTCTGATCCGACAATGTCGAAGGCTGGCGCGAACGCAAACGAGATCGTTTATCCGCAGATCAGTGTAAGCGGACTTGGCGATTACGACCGAAATAGTGGATACACCACTGGCGCGGTAGATCTTAAGTGGAAAACAGCAACATTCAATTATGACCGTGGTACAAGGATTTCTGTAGACGTCATGGACAACGAGGAATCCCGTAACCTTGCATTTGGTATGGCGGGAGCCACACTGATGCGTGAAAAAGCAGCACCGGAAGCGGATGCGTTCGCTTTTGCAACACTGGCAGCGCTCGACGGTATTTCCGAGGCAACTGGTACGATCGCAGACGCATCCCAGTTTTTGGACGCGTTGCTGACAGCGTGGAGCAAAATGGACGAGGATGAGGTGCCGCAGGAACAGCGTATTTTATATGCTACGGCAACCCTGCTTAACAGCGTGATGGCTTTGGATACCACAAAGTCACGTGAAATTCTTGGAAAGTTCGCGGTGAAGAAAGCAGTTCCGCAGGCGAGATTCTACACTGCAATCGAAATGCTTGACGGTAAGAGTTCGGGCGAGGAACTGGGACACTACAAAAAGGCGACATCTGCGGCAGATATCAACTTCATGATTATCCATAAGCCTGCAGTCATCAAGTTCGATAAGCATATTGCGAGCAATATCATTCCGGCGGAAGCGAACCCGGATGCAGATGCGGACATTATCAAGTACCGCAAGTATGGTCTGGTAGAAGCCTACGCAAACAAGCGCGCCGGTATCTACCTCAACAGCAAGGCATAGGAGGTGAGCGCATGAGATTGGTAGGAGTAGGAGCGGAGATGCCTGCTGATAAAAAGGCAGACACAAAGTTGAAAAAGGAACTGAAAGAGCTTAAGGCGGAGAACGAAGCTTTAAAGGCAGAGAATGAGCAGCTTAAGGCGGAGAATGAAGCTTTAAAGGCAGAAAAATAGGAAGGGTGGGAGTTGTAATTGGATCATTATATTGATTGGGAGTATTACAGCTCCCATTTTCCGAAGCTGACAGAGGAAGAATTCGATGTGGCACTTGCCGGAGCAGAAGCAAAAGTGGATGTTTTAACACATTTCCGCGCACAGACAGCCACAGGCTATAAGCTTGAGCAGGTGAAAGCGGCGGTTGCGAACTTAATCAATGCTATGGCGGATCAGAACAGCGTGGGCGCCGGATCTGGCGTGGCGTCGGTCAGCAATGATGGGTATTCCGAAAGTTACTCGAACGTGACAAAGGAGCAGGCAGATGCGGAGCTCCGCAGTGTATGCTTCCAGTGGCTTTCCGGTACAGGGCTGATGGGGTGCTTATGATGGGGATATTTACGGATACCGTCACGGTTTACAACCATCTGCCGGATGACCGGTATCAGCGAACAGTGGTTAAAGGTGTGATGGTAACCGGAAAGTCGGTAAAAACCGTGACTGCGGATGGAAAAGTGAATCTCGCGGCGACGGTGAATATCACGCTCCCGGAATCGGCGGTGTGCGAGAGAAAATACCTTCCGAAGCATGAATTCCGAAAACTGCCTGATACAGAGGGTTACTGGACGCTGGATGATGCCGGAAATCTGGACGTAATTGTGCGGGGCGAGGTTGCTGCCGAGATCACGGATGAGTACCGGATCAAGCATCTCCGAGCAGATTATGACTGTGTGACAGTTGCAGAGGTGTCCGACAACCGGAACAAGCCCCGTCTGAAACATATAAAGGTGGTGTGTAAGTAATGGGAGAGCCATTTACCTTTACGCTGAAATCGATGCATATGGACAAAGCGGAAATCATGCGGCGACGCGGTATTGACAGTGGGGGAAGGGTTCAGCGGTATGTTGATAATGCTGTGCTGGATTTTTGCGCGGATTATATCCCGTTTGATACGGGGGAATTGAACCGAAGTGGTGAACGAAACACCAGGATCGGGAGCGGTGAGGTAATTTATGAAGCACCTTATGCAAGGCGTTGGTATTACCGTGACGCCCAGTTCCAGGGGGCACCAAAACGTGGCACCTATTGGTTTGAACGCATGAAGCAGGACGGCGGGAAAGATGCTATTCTGCGCGGTGTAAAGCGTATGACAGGAGCAAAATAGTATGACAGTAAGTAAAGCAATTACGGAGTGGCTTAAGGGCTACGATATGTGCGTTGTCAGAGTTGACACAGATCAGATCGGCGATGGTACGGATAGTCTTGGTATTTTTAAGTCTCCGACCAGAGAGCGAACCGATTTTCTGGAATCATCTTATCAGATCACAGAGTGGTATCAGCTGTTCGTGGTGAGAGAGGGGCAGGAAAACCGTGACAGGGAGGACAATGACGAGTGGTTGGAAAATTTTGCGTACTGGGTGGACGATTGCCAGTACACGAAGGAACTGCCCAAGCTGGATAACCACCGTACTTGTGAAGACATCGAACTGGCTGGCACGCCGTATATGTTTGAAGCAAAAGAAAATAACACAGTGCTGTACCAGGTAACACTTAAGATAACGTATACAAGGGAAAGAGAGGTAGAAGACGAATGGTAAGAAAACATTTGATCGGGCTGTTTCTGAATGGCGGAACATCCGAGAAGCCGGACTGGGTGCGGGTCAAGAAAGCGACACAGCTTACGCTGGCTATGAACCCGGAGACGGAAGATTATGATTACATCGCGGACGAGGTTCCGACAACGGAGTTAAAGCGGTACAAGCCGAGCATTGACGAAGATCTCACGATGTACAAGGGTGAGAAAGATTATGAGATGATCTGGCCGTATTTCTACGAGATGCGCACTGGATCAGATGCGCACGTGGAATGTATGGTGGTGTTCATGCAGGAACCGGCGGAAGGTGGCGGTTATTTGGCATGGAAGACGGATGCCGTGCTTTCCGTGCAGGATCTCAACGCCGTAGACAGCAAGCTTGACTTCCAGGTACTGTTCGGCGGAGAAGTGGCAAAGGGAACCGCAACAAAATCCGGCGATGCTATTTCTTTCGCTGAGAAAACTGCTGAAACGCAGGCAGCGGCGGAATCAACAGCAAAATCAGGAAAAACAGCTTAAGGAGGTAGATTATGCAGTATACAGTAAAACACAATGGAGCAACATACATTCTCCCGGTCTTTACCCGGGGGATGAAGAAAAAGATCGATGAAGTGAATGAGAGGATTACGAACCCGGAAAGTCCTGTGGATGATCGCGTAGATGCCCTGTATGGATTTGTGGCGGATGTGCTTGGAGAGGAAAATGCTGCAAAGGCACTTGGAACCACCGATCCGGACGAAATGGACCTGAACGAGCTGAACATTTTGTACATCCGCATCACGCGCGAGTATGATCGCCCTGTAAGAGAAGCGAACAAACCGGAGCTTGATGCTGATACCAGAAAGGCACTGGCGGAAATCGGATCTCTGGCGAAGAATGCAGAATCCATCCAGCGCGTCATGGCGATGAAGAAATGATTGATCTGATAACGAAAGGCTTACCGGACACCGTGACCATCGGCGGTGAGCCTTTTTTGATCGAGACAGATTTCCGGCCGTGGATGCGGTTTTGCGACGCGTTTGAAATGTGGGACCAGAAGCGGAGTCTTAACGTGAGCTATTTGTTTGCCGACGAGATCCCACACATCAGCACGGCAGAAGATATGCAGGCAATCATCGGCTTTGCGTATCCGCCTGCTACTGTGCCGAAGAGCGGCGGCGGAGATGGAAGCAGGGTATTAGATTACCGGATCGATGCGGATTATATTTACAGTGCATTTTTGCAACAGTACGGCATCGATCTGACAGAAACAGGGATGCACTGGCATAAGTTCCGGGCTTTGCTTAATGGACTTAGCAGTGCGACAAAGTTACATGAGATTATCGGATATCGCTGTTATAGCGGTGATGACAAGGAGTATAAGAGATTGCGCGAAATGTGGGCGCTTCCGGTTAAAATGTCGGTGGCGGACGTGCAAACCGTGCAGGATTTTGAAGCGTATTTTGAGTAGGGCATGAGAGCCAGAGACACGATCCAGAGCCACCCGTGACAGGTGGTGAGGATTATGTCAGATGGCAAGCTGCTATTTGAGACAGCGTTAGATACAAAAGGATTTACAACAGGGCTTGATACAGTCAAAAAGACGGCTACGAGTGCGTTTAGCGTGTCCACGAAAGCGGTTACCGCTATAACCGGAGCAATGGCGGCTGGGCTGACTGCGGCAACGACGCAGTCCGTAAAGGCGTATGCTGACTATGAGCAGCTTGTCGGTGGTGTGGAGACCCTGTTCAAAGAATCCGAAAGCACGGTGTTGGAATATGCCAATATAGCATATAAGACAGCGGGGCTATCCGCTAACGCTTATATGGACACTGTCACGAGCTTTTCAGCTTCTCTTTTACAGAGCCTTGATGGAGATACGGCGGCGGCAGCCACAAAAGCAGATAGAGCAATCACGGATATGGCGGATAATGCCAATAAAATGGGCACAAATATGCGTGATATCCAGAATGCATATCAGGGCTTTGCAAAGCAGAACTACACCATGCTTGACAACCTCAAGCTTGGGTATGGCGGTACCAAGGAAGAGATGGAGCGCCTGATTGCGACAGCCAATGAGATCAATGCACAGCAGGGGATTGCGACCAGCTACAGTATTGATAGTTTTGCTGATATTGTGGATGCGATCCATGTTGTACAGGAAAATCTTGATATAACCGGAACGACCGCAAAGGAAGCGTCCACTACAATCCAGGGCAGTATAGCATCACTCGGGGCGGCATGGGAAAACTTTCTGACGGGTATGGCAGATCCAGACCAGGACTTCGATACTTTGCTGAACAATCTGATCGATTCGGCGTTGACCGCCGCAGATAACCTTATTCCACGCATTGTAGAGACAACGCCCCGGTTGGTAGATGGTCTGACCCAGATTGCAACAAATTTATCCGGATATCTGCCGGGAATTTTGCAAGAATTGTTACCGTCCATTCTCGACGGGACGCAGGCGCTGCTTGATTCGGTGTCCGCGGCGCTTCCGGATCTGATCGGCATGGCGGTTGATATTGCTCCGCAGATGATTGATTTCGCGGTGCAGCTGATTGGAGCACTTGCGCAGGGGATTATTGATAATCTGCCACAGATATTAAAAGCAATCGGAGAAATATGCAATAGCATTATTGAGGGGTTTGGTAGCTTAGGCACTACTTTGCTGCCGCAAATAATCGATATCGGTGCAGAGCTTCTTGAAAGTTTAATAAAGGGATTTTCAGAGAAACTACCAGATGCGCTTGCAAAGTTTCTTGATTTTGTACAAGGACTTGGAGATACGTTAACAGAAAGAGCACCAGATATTATAAACTGGGGCTTTGACATGCTTAGTAAGCTTGTGGATGGAATAACTAAAGCATTACCAGTTCTTATACAGAAAATTCCACAGATAATTATTACAATATCTGGAGTCCTAATAAAAAATTTCCCTCTGATAGTACAAAGGGGAGCAGAACTAATTTGGCAGTTAATAACGGGTATTTTATCGAGTATACCAGATTTGATTGCAGCATTACCACAGATATTTGAAGCGGTTTCTAGAACATTGTCTGCTTTCGACTGGATAGACATTGGTCAAAAGGTCATCTCTTTCATTACGGATGGAATAGCGCAGGCATGGAAAATAGTAGAGACTTTCTTTTCCGAAGTGGTGCCGGAACTTATTGGAAAAATAGTTGCGTGGTTCGAAGAACTGCCAAGTAGATTAACGGAATGTGGGAATAATGCACTTGCGGTTGTATCTGAAGCAGTGGCTAACATAGTTGATAGGGTTGTTCAGTGGGTGTCGGAACTTCCGGAAACGATCATGTATTGGCTCGGGTTTATTCTCACCTCTCTCATCTTGTGGGGGCTGGATCTGATAAACTGGGCGACAACCGCAATACCGGAATTTGCCGAAACGATTGTGACATTTTTTTCTGAACTCCCGGAAAAGATCGCGGCGTTTTTTGGAAAGATTCTTGCAGATCTTGCGGTATGGGCAAGTAATATGGTTGCGAAAGCGGTTGAGACCGGAACAAATTTCCGTGATTCAATCGTGACATTTTTCAGCCAGTTGCCAGAACGGATAGCGACATTACTTGGAAAAGTGATTGGTCGGATTTTATCGTTCGCCGCCAAAATGCGGGAAAGGGCATCAGATGCAGGAAAGGGGTTCTTTGACAACATTGTAGCAGCTCTGAAAGATCTGCCATCAAGGATGAGTGAAATTGGTAAGCATATCGTTGATGGTATCTGGACAGGCATCAGTGGTGGATGGGATTGGTTGACGGGGCAGGTTAAAAACCTGGCAAACAGCTTGTTCCAAGGTGCGAAAGATGCGCTTGAAATTCACTCACCGTCGAAAAAGTTTAAGTGGCTCGGTGAGATGTGCGTAGAGGGCATGGATGCACCACTGGCTGATTACAACCCGTATGAGACGCTGAAAGATTCGATGGATGCTGGCGTGATCCGACCGGAGCTGTTTGCCGGAGCAGCCGTTACACAACCGGGGGATGCGGTACGACATACGGCGGGGGCGTTGACCGGCGGAGCGGCGTCATCAACTGTAAGTGGAGAAACCATCGACTATGAGCAGATGGGCGCAGTGTTCAGGCAGTCCGTAGATGGTATGACGGTTTCGATGGACGGCAGACCGGTAGGAAAGGTTATCGCGCCTTATGTGAATGATGAAATCGGGAAAATTAACGGGAGGAGGACGTGATTGATGGGAAAGTTTGGACTGACAATCGATGGAAAGCATACGACAGAATATGGCCTTAAGATGCTGTCCATGTACATCCCCCAACCGGCGGTCAAGACAAATTTGATTTCCGTACCGGGAGCGTCCGGCAGCATTGATCTGTCGGAAGTGACTGGTCAGAGGTGTTACGAGAACCGTACCGGATTGAAAATTGAATTTGTGTTGATGGAACCAAGCTATGATCGGTGGGCGAAAGTACTGACGGAAATCGCCATGCAGATCCACGGCCGGAAGGTGAAAGTGATTCCGGATAACGATCTCGGTTTTTACTATATGTGCCGCCTTGCGGTGGATGGAAAGAAAAGTAATAATATTGCGGCGTCAATCACTTTAAGCGGGACGGCGGAACCGTTTAAATATGATCTGACGGCAAGTGATGATGACTGGTTGTGGGATCCGTTCAATTTTGAGACAGGGATCATCCGTGAGCTGGCAGGAATCACGGTCAGTAATGGCAAAAGCGTCACGATAACCGGCGGTGGAATGCCGACGGTGCCGGAGTTTGTAGTGACTGAGAGTTCCAGCCTTGCGGTTACCTATAATGGAAAAAGTCATAACATGCTGCTTCCCGGCACTTACCGCTTCCCAGCGATTAAGATCGGTGCAGAGGATGTGACATTGCAGTTTACCGGCAGTGGAAAGCTGTCTATCAGATATCGAGGTGCTTACTTATGATCTATGAGGTATTGCTTGACGGAAAAACATTATATTATCCGGGAGATCTTGAATGTGTGGTGACCGGTGCAAAACTGGAACAGGCATTGAATGATTCTGGTACGTTTGAGTGCGATGTGCCGGTAACCAATCCGCTTTGCAACGCCATCGAGAATCGGCGCAGCATGGTGCAGATCCTTAAGGATGGGCACGAGATCTTTTATGGAGAGGTGCGCGAGTCGGAAGAGAGCCTTGATATGGTAAAGCAGGTCTATGCTGTCGGGGAGTTGGCTTTTTTATATGATTCCATCCAGCCACAGGGGCGGTACCAGGATCAGACTCCCCTACAGTTTTTTACAGCACTTATCAATAACCACAACGCGCAGGTGGAGGAAAAGAAGCGGTTTGAGGTCGGTGTGGTAACGGTGAAAGATCCGAACGATAGCATATATCGCTACACGAATTACGAAGATACGCTTACCTGCATGCGTGATAAGTTATGCGACCGGCTGGGCGGTTATCTGCGGGTGCGTAAGGCGGACGGCAAGCGGTATCTGGATCTGGTTACTTTGCAGGATTATGGCACGACCTGCGAACAGCCGATTGAGTTTGGAGAGAATCTGCTGGATTACGCCTGCAATGCCTCCGGCGCAGATATTGTAACAGCTGTGATACCGCTAGGAACCCGGCTCGATAAAAGCCCGGTTGAAGGGTTGGACGCGTACCTTGACATCAAGGATGTGAATAACGGCGTAGATTATGTGTATCTGCCGGCGGCGGTGGAGAAGTTCGGCTGGATCAAAAAGGTTGTGCACTGGGATGATGTAACCACGCCCGCGAACCTCAAGAAAAAAGCCGAGGAATGGCTTACAGAAAACCAGTATGAATTATTAACACTTGAGGTTAATGCACTGGATCTGTCGATGATGGACAGTGATATAGATTCGTTTGATCTTGGGGATTCGGTCAATGCGCTTGCGGAGCCTTACGGCATGGATGCATGGTTCCCGGTGCAGAAGATGACAACCTATCTGCAGGAGCCGGAGAAAAACAAACTCACTTTAAGCAACACTCTAAAAAAGTCGTATACCCAGCAGATAGCAAGCCTTACAAACGAACTCGATGAAAAGATCCCGCAGCAGAGTGCTTTACTCCAGCAGGCAAAAGATAATGCATCACAACTGATACAGACCGCCACCAATGGATATATTGTGCTTAACATGGATGACAAGGGAAATCCCAAGGAATTGCTTATCATGGACACCAAAGATATTGACACTGCACAGAAAGTGTGGCGGTGGAACATCAATGGACTGGGATACTCGCACACAGGATATAACGGAGAGTATGGATTGGCCTTGACAATGGATGGCAGTATTGTGGCTGATTTTGTAACAGCGGGCACGATGTACGCTGACCGGATCAAGGGCGGCACGCTGACGCTTGGCGGCCATAGCAATGACAACGGCGTCATGCAGGTGCTGGACGCGCAGGGTAATGTACATACCATGATTGATGTGAGCGGGCTCGCCACAAACAACATCAAGGTGACAGGCGGCACGCTCAATATAAACGATAATTTTATCGTAGACGCAGAAGGTCATATGTATGCTGTTGATGGTACTTTTAAGGGCACAATCGAGAGCAGTTCTGCCAAAATAACAGGCGGATATGTACATATCGAAGCGGCAGAGAGCACGGATAACTTGATCGAATTTAAACGCCCCGGAACTCTTGTGCAGATGGGTACGGACGGCTTGCGGTCGGTTGCAGATACCAGGGAACTTGCTGCCAGCTACTCGGCAGTATCAGTGCGAGATACGTCAGCCGATACGATTGCCCAAATGCTTTCTAGTGGTAAGGGGATCTCGTCCTACGGCTGGGAATCCTATTCGGATAAGCGTCTAAAGCATGGCATAGAATCACTTGACCGGGAAAAAAGTGCTGCGCTTATACAGTCTCTGCGTCCGTGTCGGTTTGTTTACAACTATGACGCCGCAGGACATTACCGGCACGGTCTGATTGCGCAGGAGGTATTGGCTGCGGTCGGGGACGAGGATTGGGCGATTTGCTCGGAGTATCCGGATAAGGACGGGAAAACATACTATGCGCTCGACAAAACAGAGTTGATCGCGGATCTGATAGCGGCCGTGCAGCACTTAAATGACAGAGTTGACGCACTGGATACGCAGAAAGGAGTCTAAATGTCGAAAATACAGGGATATTTACAGAACATCATGCAGGCGGTGTATGGAAAGGATGTACGTCAGTCCATCCACGACGCAATCGAGATGATTGACAGTGTAGCGGATACCGCCAAGGATAGCGCCACGGCAAGCGCCAAGATGGCAGAGACGATGGCGGAGAATGCAGGAAAATATGCTGACGAAGCGCAGACGTGCGTGGTTGCGGCAGCGGCATCCGAAGCCAATGCCAAGGTATCAGAGACAGCCGTGAAAGCCAGCGAGAATGCCGCAAAAACATCAGCGGATAATGCAGCGGCGTCAGAGACAGTAGTTGCGGAGTCAAAGGACGCGGCAGCGGCATCCGAAGCCAATGCCAAGGCATCGGAGGAAGCAGCAGGCAGATCAGCTGATACCGCAGCAGAAAAAGCAGCGGCTGCCGACCAGTCAGCTGATACTGCGGCAGAAAAAGCAGAGATTGCTACGGAGAAAGCGGCGGAGATTGTCGGAAAAGCGGAAGCTGTGGCGGTGAGTGCAACCAAGGCGGAGAGTTACGCCGTCGGAGGTACCGGAAGCCGGGAGGGAGAGGACACGGATAACGCGGCATATTACTACCGGCAGGCGAAAAGCATCTCCGAATCTTTTGCAGGAGCATTGCGTCCGATGGGTACCGTTGCGTTTGCCAGCTTACCTGCATTAACTGCGGTGACCGCCGGGGATATGTACAATATTTCTGACGAATTTACGACCACGGACGATTTCAAAGAGGGAGCCGGCAGTGTGATCCCCGCAGGGGCGAATATCTATAAAACATCGGATGGCAAGTGGGATGTTCTGGCGGGCACTCCGGTGACGGGGGTCAAGGGTGCAAAGGAGGCAGCCTACCGCCGTGGGAACGTAAGTCTGTCGGCGGCGGATGTTGGGGCAGTAGCCGAGGAGGGGGATGCTTCGGACACGACGGTGACTTTTTCGGCGGCATCGGAGCGTGTCAATATAACCACGGGCGAGAAGTTGTCTGCGCTATTTAGTAAGATTGCAAAGTGGCTGTCTGATCTTAAGCCGGTTGCGTTTACCGGAAGTTATAGCGATCTGACTGATAAGCCTACTATTCCGTCAAATACATGGCGTCCTGTACAGGACAATCTTACAACCGCCAGCAGCACAGATTGTTTATCTGCAAATATGGGGAAATATTTGTATGAAACGAAAGCCAATTCTAACCACACACATGATAGCCGGTATTATACCGAGACAGAGGTAAATAATTTGTTGAAAGCAAAGATGCCGGTATCGGGCGGCACTTTTACTGGAGCGGTTGGATTTGCCAATGGTACGTGGAATCCCGTTGGGGATGATTGCTATATGGGAGATTTTAATGCGGCTGGATGTGTGGCTTTTAAAAGCATGTCGTCTCAATTAACAGGTATCGCGCTTGTCGGCGCAAGTAGCAATATGTACGGTCGGCTTTTGGTACAAAATGATGGTGGTGATATGTACCTTGCCACAAACGGCGCTTTTTATGTGTCGAACGGAAATAATAGTGCACGTGCTCCGATCTATGCATCCGCTTTTACGCAGTCCTCTTCCAGACGCGTCAAGAAAAATATCGAGGATATGACCGAGACCGAAGCTAAGAAATTATTGGACGTAGAGGTTAAGTCGTATGACTACATCAATCCCGACATGCCGGATGGATGTTTCGGCTGCATAGCGGAGGATATGGCAAAAATAATCCCGTCTTGTGTCAATGGAGATGTTGACTGCGCTGACGATGATGCCGCAGCTATTCAGGGCATTGGCATTGATTATTCCAAGCTGGTGCCACATCTCATAAAGATGGTACAGATCCAGCAGGCACAGATTGATGCACAGCAGGCACAGATCGATAAGCTTGCAGCACAGCTCTTATAGTTGGCACAAACCTGCATAAGCAGTGTTTTATACTTATTATAAGGAAAGAGAGGATAAGGATATGGAATCAATCATCACAGCACTTATAACAGGCGGACTGACGCTGATCGGTACGGTAATGACGGTCAGCAGTGGTCAGAAAAAGACGGATCACAAACTTGAGATGGCGCAGGCGGTTACGGACTGCAAGTTGGACGAGCTTACCAGAGAGGTAAGGATGCACAACAACTTTGCACAGCGGGTGCCGGTCATCGAGGAGCAGGTAAAAGTTATCAATCACCGCATTGCGGACTTAGAGGAGGGAAAGTAGTATGTTGAAAAATTGTGTACTCAGAGTATCAGTAGACACGCAGAAATGGGCAAAAGCCGCGGGCATCAGAGCGCTTAAGACTATGGCACAGGCGGCGATTGCCGGAATTGGAGCGGCGGCAGCAATGGGGCAGGTAGATTGGAAGTATGTTGCATCAGCATCGTTATTGGCGGGCGTATTATCAATGCTGATGTCGATCACCGGCATCCCGGAAGTAGAGAGTGAGGAGGAATAA